GCAAAGTGCTATAATTGATAGGTTTGCAAGTTTTTTGACTTTTAATGTTAATATCAGATAATTTAATTCTTATCCCTTCTGCAGCTGACATGTAGTTATGAAAATTAGATTTAGGGTAGTTTTCTAATTCAGTTCCAACATTCAAAGCCTTTAAAACAGAGTAAGCTTTCGTAAAAACTTTTAAACTACATCTTTTATCTTCACCTTTTAAAATAAATGTTTGTGTAAATAATGTCATCACATAAATTTGTGTCATATCCACTCCAGAAAGAGAATAAACATAACTATTGTCTTTCAATTGTGAGTAATGCAACATTTTTCTTCCTAAAGTTCTATATGGTATACAAGAAGCTATTAGCCTCATTTTCTCTTGATCAGCTGTTTTTAACTCTAAAGCAAAATTATGTTTCTTGTAATAAGGTATTTGATAATTGACTTGTGTTCCTTTTCCTGGAAAATAATCACCACACAAACTAAGATAACTTTTTATTCTAAAGCTTCTTTCATTGTCACTTTCTAAGTAATCTAACATTATCTCTTGAGCATCAGCGCCTAACAATATAAGATGTATTGGATGCATGTTAAAGATCCCTCCAAAAGCTAAAGGCAGTTTAGACAAATTCTTAAATCTAGGTAAGTGATAGAATTTCCTAATCATTTCAGACATTGTTAACATTGTCAAATAACATTGTGTCATTGTGCCACCATTTGAAAAGATTTCCACAATTTTAGAGACAATGGTTGAAATGTCATCAACCCAACCTTTTCCTTTAGGCTCAAAGGAAACATTGCCTAAAAACTTATGAGTCATTGGTATCAATCTTTTTTTGGCGTACATTATAGAAATTATTTCAAAGAAATTTTTTGATAAAGATGATTTCTTTTTAGACAATAAATGGTTGCAACCTTTTTGGAACATTTCATATTGTTTAAATATTTTTATATTCTTGTCATAATATTCAGACATAATAACACCACCACTATCATCACTATGAGCTATCAAACTAAATTTTGCATTTTGTTTGCTTGCTATCTTGTCATCGAAATATAATTGGGTGAAAGCATGCAGCAAAGATGATAGATAATTAAAAATTCCCATCATAAAACTATAAGGCATATTCAATTCAAAATCACCATCATCTCTTTCAACCAAGAGATCTGCTAATTTTTCTGTTGTTTTGTTTCCTTTTAAAATTGTGACATATCTTTCTTGAAC